GATAAAGTGGATGGTGTTGAATTATTAGTATGTAAAGTAGTTGTTGTAATAAAAGTTTTACCAATACCGTAAACTGAAGCAGCTCCACCATTGTATGAGCTTAATTCAATAGGAGTTGTGTTACTAGCATCTATACCTTTTATTTTATCAAGATAACCAATTAATCTATTTTTACCATTTCTATCATTTGTTAAAACTATATTTTCATAGTTATAACCTTTAATATTATTTCTACTATCACCTTCTAAAAATCCTACTCCTCCAACAGGTAAAATACCATGTCTAATAATATGTCCTCCTAAAGCATTAACAGGAACTTGAGCTAAAGTATTCACACCTAAATTATATAATCTAGTATTAGATCTACTTAAAGTAGGTGTGTCTGAAAGTTCTTCTAGTTTAGGATTTGCTTTTTGTAAACCAACTTGTTTAATTAAAAAAGATGCTCCTCTACCGCTAAGGTAAAATCTACCTATACGAGCAGTATCTCTAATAGCAGATATTCCAACATTTAAAACACCACCACGAATTAAACCATCATCAAAATTATTATATCTAATACGTGGTATTTCTGGTTTGTTTGTAAATGCCTGGTTATAACGATCTGCTAATTTAGACCAATCATTATTTAATGTTAAAAACGGCATTAGTATCTTCCTTCTTTAGGTCCTTTGTTTGTGTAAAGACCATTAATTGGTAATCCATTTCCATCTAAAGTAGAGGCAGGAACAAATACTGTAAATCTACCTTTACCATATTTTCTACCAGTTAATAAATCTTGAGATGATTGTAAAGCATTATTTTTAGCTCTAGCTTGAATATCAGATGTAGTCATTTGACTTACACTTTCAAATACTGGTTGTGTTTTACCTTGTAATCCTAAACCACTAAAAGCTAATCTTTTTTCAAGTGTAAATCCTGAGTTAGTTGATGTGTTAAATTGAGCGTTAGCTGTGGCATTAGATGATCCTAACATATTAAGATATTGTTGAGGAGTTTCACCGTTTAGATCTAACACTGATGGAGCTACTTTAGTTCTATTTTGGGCAGGTCCATATGTTCTTCCAGATATTAAATCTTGTGAAGACACTAAATTATTATTTTTAGCTAAAGCTTGAATATTAGATGATGTACGTTGTCCTATATTTTCAAAATTAGGACCTTGTTGTCCTTTTAGACTAAGTGTACTATCTTTTAATTTGTCAAATAATGCCATGATATTATTGTTTTATATAAATATGTTATGCAAATGAACTATTCGCGCCGTTTTGAGTAGAATATGTATTCCATTTACCAATAGTGTCATTATTCACATTTAATTCTAACGGTCTAACAGCCATTTGTTGTAATAATTCTTGTGTACGTTTTTCAGCATCAGCTCTAGAAGCTTTATCAGCGGCTTCTTTTTCTCTAGTGGCTTGCATTTCACTCACTAAACTACTAACACCACCAATTAAACCACCAATAACACCACCAGCTAATGTACCAAGACCAGGTATAAAAGAACCTAAAGCTGCTCCAGTTAATGCCCCTTGAGCGGCTCCTCCTACAGTTCCAACAGTTGTTCTAGCCCCACCAGTTTCCATATTTGAAGTAATAGCTGAAGTAGCTAACCCAACACCCATACCATCTAGTCCTAATCCTAAACCACTTCCCATAAATCCTCTAAATCCACCTCCAGTAGCAGGTGTTGGAACAAATGTACCACCAGCTGGAGCTCTTCCACCGCCTGGAAGGAATTGTCCTCCTTTATAGAATGTTCCTCCAGCACCTCCTCCTCCCATCATCATACCACCAGCACCTCCTCCCATTGGGTTGGCTACTTTAACCCATGGGGCTGTTGCTGGTGTTAAACCATTAGCAAATATTGATTTAGCGGCGCCTAATATTAAACGCATTCCTCCTAATAATAATGGAGCTCCTAAAATAGCTGCTCCTAAAGCATTACCTAATGAACCACCAGTCATTTTACTAAACCCACCAAGTATACCTTCTACAAATTTAAGTCCTTTTTCTAAGTATTTAAATATTGTAGCCATTGGGCCTGAAGCTATTCTTTCTAGTATGGATTTGATTTTCTCAAAAGTATATTTTTGTAATTCAGCTAATGATTTAGCTTCAAGATCTTTTCTAACACTTTCATCAATTGTGATACCTCTTTCTTTAGCTATTCTAAGTTGTTCTTCAGCTGACTTTTTAGCATCAGCTCCTAGTTTAGCTTCAAATTCACGTTTACGAAGCATATCTCCCATTTCACTAGCATTCATTCCAAATGCCTCAGCATATGCTTGTCTTTGAATAACATTCATTTTTTCAAATTGATGAATGTTACCTACTTGTTTAGCTATTTCATTTGTTAACTTAACTGTATCACCTGATAAAGCAGCTGCTCTAGCTTTTTCTACATTAATAGCTTTACCAGTTAATAATTCTGCTTTAAGTTCATTTTCAATTGATGTTTCAAAGTTAAGTAATGACTCACCAATTTTATCTACTTGTTCTAATGTTAATCCTAATCTATCAGCTTGCATTACAGCTTTAGTTAATTCATTAACATTACCTTTAAATTTAGTTAATATTTCACCACTTGTAGAACTTACTTTTTGTAATATTTTTTGTTGACTTAAAGTACCACCAAACTGAGCCTTTTGGTTAACTGTTGTTTTAATAACAGTGTTTAATATATCTTCATTTGTTTGGCCTATTTCTCTAGCGAATACAGCTATATGAGCACTTTGTTCTTCATTTAAGCCATAGTAGTGTGTTAATTTTTCAGCTGTAATAGCTTCCTGGTTAGTGAAAGCTATAGATGTACCTAATGCTTCATTTAGTTTATGTCTACCTTCTAATATTCTAGCCTCAGTGACAAAAGCATTTCTTTGTTCAGCAGCATATTGATGAGCGCTCTCATATAATGCTTGAGATTGCTCTTTACTTATATTTAGTTGTTTACCTTGATCAACTATTCTTTGATTGACACCACTATATAAATCATAAAACTTTTTAATTAAAGCTATTTGAGCTCCTAATAATACCAAAGGATCAACTATTGATTTACCTATACCTTTAGCTAGAACTGATAAGCCAGCTCCCATAGTTCTTATCTTACCAGATAGACCTAGAGCTTTTTCATCTGATACACCTAAGGCTTTAGCTTTATCTTGAGCTGCTTTTTTAGCGTCTTTAAATACATCATCAATACCACTTAAACCTAATTTACTAGTTATATGTTCAGCTGATTTAAGTAAGGTTCCTGTTAAACCTATACTACTATTTAGATTTTTAGTAAATTTTATTCTACGCTCAACTTGATTTAAAGTTTCTTTTTCAATTTCAAATCCATCTTTTAAACCTCGTAAAAGAGCTTGTTGTTTTTCATTTAAACTTTTAAAAGCTTTAGTACGAAAATCTAGTTTTTGATTACCAAAAGTTTGAATTTTTAGTTCCTCAGCAGCTGATTTTAAAGATTCATAAGCTTTATTAGCTTTAAGTTTTAGTTTATCTAAATCTTTATCTGTTAACTCATTTAAATCTTGAGCATTTTCTAAAAGTTTTTCTGATATATCCTCTAAAGTACGGTATTGTTTAGTGGCTTCTTTAGTGAAATTAATTTTATTTTGAAGTTCTGAGTTAATTTCTCTTAAAAGATTTCTTTGGTCTCTAGATAAGTCAGCCTCACGCTGCAAATATGAATTAATTGCAGCTAATTCCTGTGTTGTATAATTAGGATATGGCATTTAAAAATTTATAGTTTGTACCGTGTATAAATATGAAAAAAGCACCTATTTTTTAGGTGCTCTCGCTTTAAACGCGAAATCTGGTATTGGTGGTCGTTCTTTAGGCTTTTTATTAGGTTGCGCTAGTTCTGTACCACTGGATGAACCAAATTTTTTATCTATTTCTTCTTGTTGTTTTTCAAGTATTTCAGTTAGTTTCTGTAAATAATAACGCCTGTATCTTATAGGCATATTATATACTTCATCATGTGTGAAACCACCTTGACTATGATAACAAAGTAAAAGTATTTCGTCTAAGACTACTTTTTTATAGTCCGGTGTCAGGCCAAAAAAAGCTAACACCAATTGGTAAATCGATGCCCTCCACTACATCACCATTAGATTTAACCGCGTTAACTTTCATATCAACATCTGGCATTATTTTAGCCATATGTTCACGTAATGCTTTAACGTCTCTAGCTAACATGTTTTCACAAAATTCTCTAACAGTTGCTGTATCACCATTGCCATTAATAGCTACAATAGTGTGTTTTAAACGTGTTGTAACATCATATGAACCATTAGCGTTTACTTTCTCTAAACCTTTAATTTCTTTTTCAATTTTTTGTTCATCACCGTGAGTCAATAACTTAAATGTCACTGTTACTTTAGAGAAGGGTAATACAAAGTTAAATTCATTTTTACCTTTAGTAAATAATGATTCATCAATTTGTTTAGATTCAAGTGTAGTTAAATCAGCTGTAGCTTTTTCAGATTTTCCATTAATTGGATCTGTGTATATAAATTCATAATCCTTACCATAACCCAAAATACGAGCAGCAATTAAAATAGCGTTTTTATCACCATTTAGTAACATGTTATAATCAACATCTGGTGTTACAATCATTGATTGTAATAGTTTATCAATAACAGTACCTTGACGAATAAAGTTAGCGTTAGACAAAATGTCTTCTTCTTTAGCTGTCATATACTTCATTTCAATAACACCCTTAGATAATGGGGATGCTTCTGGGTAGATTAATCCTTTAGAAGGCAAGTCAATCTGTTCAGTAGGAAACTTAAATTTTTCTTCCATAACGTTTTATTAATTTTATATATATAAATATACGAAAATAAAAAAAGCCGTCCAAATGGACGGCTCTTAATATTTGCACTGTGTTCAGATTAGTAGTTCAAGATACAATAATCCATAGCGATTGTAGTACTGATAGCGATATAAGCTTCGTTTGCCCAATCGTATTCACCAAAGTTAGCTTCTTTTACATAAGCACCTTTGATAATCCACTCACCTACTACATCACCTACTGGACCTAAAATGTCTAAACGTAAGTCTTTTTTATAGAAGTCTGAGTAACCATCACGGCCTGTTACTGATTCATGAGCTAAACGAGCCCATTCCATTACAGCTTGAGCACCAGATGGAGTCACTGGATCATATAATTCTAAAGTCATATCATTCCAACGTACTTTACCTTTAACTTTACGGTAAACGTTGATGTGGTCTAAAATAATTTCACCCGCGTTGAATGAAGGAGAAGATGCTTTTCTAATCATGTATGATGGAATACCATCAACATACATTAAAAAGCGATTCTGAACTTTAGGTTCAAACGCTGTGAACATTACTTCTGTAGGATCTAATACTGCCATTGTATTGTTATTTTATATAAATATTAATAATTTATTTTTTCTGCACAACTGGTTTTTCAGTTGGTTTTTTGTCCTTATCATCAAGATCTGATTGCATTTTGTTTAAGTAACTCATTACCATTTTATAGTTTTGATTACTTTCAAGACTTGATAATTGAGAACCTTTTTTCTTTTGTAACCACTTAGCTATAGCTTCTAATACTCTAGAAAAATCTTTTGTATTAGTGACAGCTGAAGCTAATTTAGTTAATGAAGACATGACGCCCGCAACCGCTTGATCGGCTGAGGCGTCATCTTCAAATTCTTGTAATTTTTTATTTTCCATTACTTAATTAGTAATTTTATTAGCTTCCAAATTCTACACCAGTTGGTAAGATGTTGAAATCTAAGAGGATAAATTCAGCTGTACGAGTTGGTTGTAAGTAAATTTGTCCTACTAACTGATTACGATCAATTACATCTGGAGTGTTATTTGTATCATCCATTACTACTCTGAAAGCATACAAACCTTGTCTTTGTTGTACTGATTCAAGATATGGAGTAACTTGAGATAAGAAACGATTACGTGTTACAGTTGTATTTTGTTCAAATACTAATGTTTCAGCAATGTTACCAATGTAACGCTTAAGAGCAATTAATAAACGACGAACGTTGATACGATCTAAAGCTGAAGCTTTTTGTTGTAATGTTTTCTGACCAAATGCAGTTACACCAACATTAGGGAAAGTAGCGATTGGGTTAACTTTACCAGCATATAAAGTATCACGATTTGTTGGTGATAATTTTCTTTCTGCTTGAATAACACCACCTAATCCACCACGATTTAAACCTGCAGGTGCAAACCATTCAGCACTTACATTATCGTTGAAAGCATAAACACCAGCCATAATAGTTGAAGCAGGTACCCAAACTAACTTACCAGTTTCTTGAGATACTACTTGAACCCAAGGCCAATAAGCACCAGCATAGTTAGTGTCCATACCAGCAGCTACGTTAGTTGGAGTTCCAATTGTAGCTCCATAAGGTACTAAGTCAGCGATATAGAAGAAATCACCTCTTTCTTCAGCGTTCTGAATAAAATCAGCTACAGCTGTGTGTTGGTTTTTAATCAAACCTGGAGTGATTAATAATTCATAATCATACTCATCTTTATTAGCTAAAATATTACTAGAAGTAACATACATGTCACCATTAACAGCGTCAGAGTATAAACCTTGAGTTTTAGTACTGATGTTAGTGAATAATGAAGCGCCAACATATGGAATATCATTACCACTTGCACCTTGGAAAGCACCACCAATAGATCCACTACCTGCTTGAGGTAATGAAGCTGAGTAGCTTAAACCAGTTACAGTATCAAGAGCTACACCACCAGCGTTATTTAAGTAATTTGGTGTGTTGTAAGATGATTTAACTCTTACATAACGGCTATTGTTTGGATAGTCACCAGAAATACGGATGTAATATCCACCCATATCAGCATCATATTGAATTGTTTTTGATTGGTTACCAACTACAGATTCAATAAAGTTTGGTGAGTTAGGATCTAAAGATAAGTTTGTATAAGTTTCTAAGATAACAGATGTGTTTGTATTGTCATCACCACGACGAACTAACAAAGTAAATGTACCAGCGCTTGGATTAACATTTCTAACTTCCCATCTCACGTTCTCTTGAGAACCACTAGCTAAAGCACCATTACTTAAAATTGAACCACTGTTATTAGCCATAGAGCCATAATTCAATGTTTCTAAAGTAAATGAAGCTGAATTAGCAGAAGATAAAGCACTACCTGAGCAAATAGCTGAAGCAGAAGCTGGAGCGAATGATCCACTCACTACTCTTGTTACTAAAATTGTTTCACCACCTTGTTGGAAGTAGTTGTAAGCAGCTATTGAAGTTAAAAACTCATAAGCAGCACCACCACTAATAAATGAGCCACCAAAACGGTTAATATAATCACTGTATGAAGTAACAACAGTTGGAATGTTTGGTTGTCCTTTAACTGTAGGACCAACTAACGCTAAACCAACGGTTACCGGTAACTGTGTTATTTGTGATAAATCATTCTCACGTGTTAGTACACCTGGAGAAATTAATGTTTCTTGCGCCATGTTTTAAATAGATTTTGTCTAATGATAAATATATAAAATGCTTTATAAAACGAAGAAGCCCCGACATCGCTGTCGAGGCTCTTCTATATTAACTCCTAACACCTAACAATACATATTATTATTTTACTTCTCCAGTATTTAGATCAATGGTTCCTTCACCATATTTTTCACGTAACTGTTGTGCGAGTTGTGATTCTTTTTCGGATGTAGCTTTTTGAGCATCCCATAAACTGAATTTTTGCAATTCTAATTCACCTAAAGCTATAGCTAGATTAGTATATTCGTCTCTAATGTTTTTAATAGCTTGTAATTCCTCGTCTGTTAATTTATTACTCATCGACTTTAATTAATTTAAAAAATACTGGATATACATCATCTGATTCAACGTTTTCTAATTCTTCAAGTTTGAATCCTTTATATTCTAATTCACGATCTTCGTTCAATAATGAGTTAAATTCATTTTGGAATTCAACAAATTTAGGATTTACTTCGCGTGAAATAACATTACCTTCTTCATCAACTTGTTCATTAGCGTAAAACGGAATACTAACATTACCTTGAGCATCTGCTTCACCGTGCTTTTGAATAAGTTCATTTTTAACTTTTTCAACAGCTTCTTTTTCAGCAGCTACTTTTTTAGCCAAATCAGCCAACCAATATTTAGTTGTTAGTTTAATCTTTTCACTTAACAAACCATTCGATAACTTTTCACCAGTACCCTGATTTACAACACCATTTAACTCAGCGTCAAGTTGGTAGAACTCAGATAACTTTAATGTGATTTTTTCCATATATTATTTTGATTTTTTACTAACAGATTTTTTAGCTACTGGTTTTTTATCAGCAACTTTCTTTTTTGGAGCATTGTTTTTCTTAGCAATAGTTTCAGCTATAGCAGCTGGTGTAACTTCTGGAGCTAAATCATCAGCAAATAGATGATCTTCTTTGTTAATTTCTTTTAACTCATCA